CCTGAAGTGTCTGCTATTCTTGACTCCTTTGATGGATACTTGGGGTAGGGTCTCTTCCCTGCTCTCATCTCTTGTCCCTTTCTTCTTCTGATCTGATTACCAGTCTCAGGTATATTATCTTTATCCAACCAAGCAGTACCTAGTATCTCCTTGATCATCTCTTGTGTGTAACCGTTATTGGAAGTCATATTGATTCTCACTTATAAAATCTAGGTAGGCATACCAATCCTTTCGTTCACACCCATTGTTTATAGCATCATACATTAAGTCAACAGTATTGTGATGAGGAAATATAGGATGCTTGCAGGTGTATTCTGGTACTATAAACATATTAAAAAGGCAATAAAAAAGAGACCCGAAGGTCTCTTTGTAAATGTAATATCCGAATTACATGAGGTTTGCAACTTGTACTCTTCTGTAGTACTTGTTGGTGTTGGCTGTAAGAGCACCAGAACCTTGAGTAAGTCCCTGAGCGAATGGGTTAGAAACCATACCGTAACGAGTCTTGAAACCAATTTTTGGTTGGAAGGTGTTAGGGTTGATTGCTCTAACTTGCTGTAGAGGAACGTATGGGCAATAGAACAGTCCAGCGTCATAAGGTGAAGTACCTTTGTATCCAGCAACGTAGAAGTGCTTATCAGCAACGTTAGATGAATATGGGTCAACGTAAACCTTGATGCGTCCGTTAAGAGTTCCAACCATTGTTGAAGATGTATCATCTACACCAGTCAATGAATTGTTACCATTAAGAGCAGGAGCATAGTCAAGAACACCAGCCATTCCGAGAGCTGAAGCAACGTCTGCAGAACAGATTAGAATGTTGCCCTTCCCGCGTCTTGTCTCTTGTCCGATAGCGTTTGAATCTCTTTCTATCTGGAATAGAAGTCCTTTGAATTTCTCAACAGACCATCTACCATTAGAGTCAACGTCTAAGTCGAAGATACCATCAGTTGCTGTGTTAGCAATAGCACCTTTAACAGCGTTAACATAGATTGTTCTAACGACTTCCCTGTTGATTTCAGCAAGGATTTCAGTAGAAAGAATGTTAGCAAGTTCTTGCTCTGCATCCAAACCATGAATCGCCTTAAGGTCTTGAGCCATCTCGATTGAGTACTCAGCTTTCAAAGCACGTGACTTCGCTGTAACTGTTACTTTCTCGATTGAGAAACCCATCTCTCTGAATGCTGTAGCAGCAGCAGAGTCATCTAGAGCTTCAGCAGTTGCTGTGCTCATTCCAGTAGCATCGCCTGTTACTTCGTAGTCTCCAGCAGGGGAGTCGTTAAGAAGTCCAGGATTAGCACCTTCAGCATCGTTGATAGCAGAAGATGAAGCAGTAGGATCGTAGTCTGTAAGACGGTTGCCAGGACCACCAGTGAAACCAGCGTTAGGCTCGTTGAATAGTGCTTCTCTGAAGTCACTGTTAGCAGGTCTACGCTCTGTGCCGTAGAAGGATCTCATTGCGAAGATCAATCCTGTAGGACCAGTCATTGGTTGAACACCAGCAACATCATATGCTATGAGTTGAGGCATTGAACGTCTGATTAGACTGATCAATACAGGGTCGAAACCAGCAACAGGACCTGTGGCAGTATCGCCTGTGGTATAACCTGTAGTTTGAAGTGTCTCAGAAAGAATCTGACCTTCTTCTTTAATTGCTAATTCTTGGTTTTCTAGAAGTTGTGCGACTACGCCTTTCTTGTAGTTATCACTGATCTCAGGTACTGATTCGTGATTAAGAACGGGAGCCCACTTTTCTTGAAGTTGTTGTAAAGACATTTTATCTTAAAAAGTAGTTGTTTAAATTATTTGGACCAACGTGCAAGTGCATCGACGTATTTACCCATCGAACCTGTCGTTGTGTTTTCTACCAATGGTGCTGTAGCTTCTTCGGTGGGTTCAGCTGCAGTTTCTGCTGCCTCAGCCTTCCTAGTGAAGTATGATTCCTTGATAGTCTCGACTTTCTTACGAAAATCTTCTTCATTCTCAAACTCAACTCCCTCTGCTAAAGATGCTAGTTTATCCTTTTGGGTTTCTACTAGACCTGCAGCGCATTCGTTCACAATTTCCATCTTACTAAATTCTCCAATCCTCTTGTTCAAAGATACATTAGAGTCGATTTGCTCATTGAGTTTTGTTTCCATATCATTAAGCTCTTCAGCCATGCCGTCAAGCAGGTTGAATTTTTCTTCGGGAACACTAAAGTTGTGCTCTACGAAGAGTTCTTTTAGGCCGTTAAAGAATGACTCTGCCATCTCAGTCTTAATACCGTGCTCAACTTGGAGTTGATTCTCTTCCATCCAAGTTTTAGCAGCATAAGATAGGTAGTCATCGACTTTTTCTGCCAATTCTGTTTTGATCTTCTCAACCTCTTCGGTGAGAGATTCTTCCAACGCTTCCTGTACGATTTTGACTTCTGTATTAACACGTGAAGTCACAGCCGCCTCGAAGATTGTCACTGCTTTTGCTCGGAACTCTTCTGTGAGTTCTTCACCAGCGACAAGAGCGTCAACGTCTTCACTAAAGTCGTAGTCGGTTTTAGGGGTTTCTTCTTGGATTGTTTCGCCATTGGCTTCAACCTCCTCCTGTTTACTAGATGCATCTGAAGGCTTAGTCTTCAGTGACTTGTCCTTTTCCACACTTACGTCACCAGCAGCACTTGCTCCAGCGTTCTTAGTTCCAGCCGCACCCTCGAAAGAGTCGGTAGTTACTGCAATAACCTTCTTGCCACCACTCTTAGAGGTGTCAATAGATTCGCCAGGTTTAGCGTTTTTAGTAACTGGATTAGAACCTTCGGTCACTTCTTCCATGTTATCTAGATTTTTGTCGAGGGTCTCAGCCATTTGAATTAACTCCGTTAACTTTTACGTTGTTCTGTATTTATTTATAAATTACAAACTTCTTAAAAACTTGTTGAACGCGGAAATTTTACGTTCTTGTAGGTTAATAAGAGTTGCTTGGTCTATTTCTTGCTTTTGTTGAGCAACAACAGACTCTTTGAGTATGCCATTATTCCATACCCACTCTTTTCCTTCCATGATTCCATCAACATAAGCATCAGGAGCTGAAGGATCTGCTACTATATCAGCAGCAGTGGCAAGCATAAAGTCATCTTCTACAATATTTGCTCCATCTTCTTTACGAAGTGAACCCATACCTCTAGAAGAAACTCCGAGACTTACACCTTCATCAAGAAGAGATTTTGCAATCTTTCCGTTAGGGGTGTCAAGTATCTTTGCTCTACCAACAAAGTTATTACCATCTTCTTTAAGACTTTCAATCTTATGAGACACTCTATCAAGATTGATAGACGGACCTTCTGGATGACCTAACTCCCCTAATGCCCTTCCTTTGGTAATAAAGTTCTCATCATATTTAGCCACTTCCCTTTGAAGAGTTTTGAATGGGTACACACGACCATTCTTATTCTTCAATTCCGCTTGGAGGAATACACCTTCAATAAAATAATTCTTCCTGCCTTCCTTTTCCTCAAGAATAAATTCTGCTTTGGTTATTTGTTCAGCTATCAGTCTCATTTTCTGGTTCCTCTATAGGTTCTTCGGGGACTTCATCGGTCACCTGTACTGGATCTGGATCTTCAGGTTTGCGACCTTCAAAGTCTACGTTCTGAATATCACCAGCATCAGGTTGGTTATCAGCGATTTCATCAGCAACTTCTTGTGCTGTATCATCTGGATTAAACCCATGCATTTTTGCAAATTCAACCTTTTGTTGTTGAATAGCATCATATGCAGATGCGCTTAATGCGTCATTCATTGCATCAATGGCTTTGGCTTTTTCATCACCAAAGACATGATTTACTATAGTTTGTGCGATTTCGCTAGGCATAATAATTGTGTCTTATAAGTTTATTTATTAGATTTCTCCTCTACGCTGATCAGCAGCGTTAACCTCCGCTTTTGGGTCGGGGGTTCCTCCCCCGCCTTCGGGTGGTAAACCTCCTGCAGCAGCAGGGTCTTCATCGCCTATCCCCATCTCAATTGCTTGCATTGCTTGGGGATCCATAATGGTTCCGTCATTGATTTCTTTCTCAATCTGTTTATCGATCTCTTTGATCTCGATGTCAGTTTGCTTAAGAATTTGACGACGTATATACTCAGCAGAGAAGTACTTACCAACGTAAGGATCCATCTGAGCAACCTCATTCATCCTTTCGTTACGGATTTCAATGTCCTTAAGTTCTGAGAAATAGTTATCAGCAATATAATCGTATTGAATATGCTCCTTCATCTCTTCCCAATCTTCAAGGGTTATGATACCCTTTAGGACTAATTGAGTCTTGAGTAGATCATGGAACAATTCACTAAAACGTTTGCGTAAACGTGCAACAAACTTTTGGAACTTAACCTCATCTCTTGTGATTTCAGCAGCACGACCTATGTTAAAGGTAGTCTCTGTTTCTAATCTAGAGTTAGGAACGTTGAGTGACTTGTATAATTTCTTTTGGAAATACTTAACGTCTTCTAGTTCACCAAGGTTTTGACCGCCTGGTAGCGTAGAAATCTCAGTACCTCTACCGCCTTCTCTACGTGGTAACCAGAAGTCTTCCATCATGGACATGAACTTCTTGTCATCCTTTATCTCACCAGTGTTTGCATCGTATACAAGTTTGTTTCTGTAACGACCCATTACCTCACGAAGGTATTGCTCTGCCTTATTCTTAGGTAGATTACCAACATCAATATAGAAAATTCTTCTTTCTGGTGCTCTTGATAAACGGTAGATAACAAGAGAGTCTTCAATCATTCGCAGTTGGTTAACTGCTTTAATTGCTTTGTGTAAATGAGACAAGACCATGTTCTTGTTAAGGTCTTGAATACCAGAGTGACAATATGTAATTGAATCAGCAGCAATTTTCATACCCTGATTTGTTGCGTTCCTCAAACCTTTAGGGTTGTAAAGGAAATAAGAAGCACTCTGCTGTGTAAGTTGTTGATTTAAATCTTGTGTCCTTAAAGCTTCTGGTCTCTTTGCTTCGTACTCAGTAACCTTACGGATCTTACGTGGATCGATATAACGTAGTTCTACCAAACCCTGTCTTGGTTTCTTAGGATCAATTACCTTATGATAAAAAAGTCTTCCGTCCACATACCAGCGTCGGAAGATCTCATATGATCTATTATCAAAATCTAAAAGTCTAAGAATCTCATCGAATTCTTCTCTTATTAAAGTTTTAACTTTGGATGATACTTTTAAGTTGGATAATTCAACTGAAATAGGTACATCATCAAAGTTCCCGCAAATAGTTTCATTGACTACATCATCAACTGCACTATCACATTCTGGTTGTAAAACCATCTCTCTATATCGAGAGATTAATTCATATTCATTTCGGAGTTGTCCATCAAAATCAACAGAATAGCCATAGTAACCACCACCTACAATAGGTTGTGATCCATCTAAACTATCCTTTTGAACAAAAGAAGGTCCCTTGGGAACCTTCTTCGCTCTTTGTAATGAAAATCCGAAGAGCTGTTGTGCCATTATGTTATAAAATAACTAGTCCTGATCTATTTAGTAGGGTTTGAAAAACCTTATTAAGAAGCGATTGGAGTCCAGTACTGAACCTGTAATTCAACAGTGAATTCTTCAACAGCATCGTTGTTACCGAAATCAAGATCGATAGCAGCAATGTTACTTGGGAATACGTTAAAGAACTTATAACTTTTCAGTACCTGTGGTTCATCACCAGTCTTCAATCCACGTGAAAGTTGATGAACCTTCATGTCAGAGAAGTAACCAGTTGAATCATCACCGTCACCAAGTCCTGCAGCAGCAGTAAAGTTCTCGTTGTATGCTTGTATAGAAGAAGCCCACTTTTCAAATGCGGTTCTAATTCTAAATGCACTGTCGTTCATTACAGTGATTGTCCAAGGTTCAAATGTTCTGTCTCCAGCAATCTTTAAAGTTCTTCCTCTAAACGGAACTTCAATAACACCTAACTGTGAAGCAGGTAAATTTGCTGCTCTTACTGTGAACTTACCCAATTTGAGTATGTCAGCGGCTGCATTTATTTCATTTGGAAATGCTAAATCTACTTGGAATAGATTGGGTCTAGCAAAGTCAGCCGCGACGTTTGCCTTAAAAGCATCAATGGTACCTCTTTCTGCCATGATTTATATACGATAAAAAAACTCCTATGTGATATTATTTAGAAGTATGAATATTTTCACGCAAAAAAAGAGACCCTTGCGGGTCTCTGATCCATCTCGAACTCGTTACTATTTAGTTAGCAACCTCAGTAAATGCAACTCCAGTTCTGGTTGCAACGAAGGTTAGAGTGATGTAGTTAATTGTGCGTGTTGGTTTCACGAAGATCTCTGCGTAGAACTCACCACGATCAACAGCCTCAGGTGTGTTGTTTGTGCTATCGCACTTAACAATAAAGTCTGTAACACCTCTACGTCCTTGAACATCCCTTAGATAAGGTTCGATGATATTAACAAAGAGTGATCTTTGTGACTCATCGTTCTGTTCAAAGAGTTGTGCCTTAGCAGCACTTTGGATAACTCTCTCAATAACCAAGAACAAGCGACGAACGTTAATTCTGTCAAATGCACTTGCGAATCCAAGAGCAGTCTTATCACCGAATAGTACCACACCCTGACCAGGGAATGCTACGATTGGGTTAATCCTGTTTGCGTATAAAATATCACGCTGTGTCTTTGTAGGTGTATATGCAAGTTTGATTGCGTTTCTTAGAACACCACGTTGAAAACCAGCAGGTGAGAACCATGCTTCAGAAACTTCAGTTGTCTGTAAACATAGACCTGCCATGTCACCGTTACAAGGGATGTAACGATATACGTCACTATACTTGTCGTAGATATACTTGTATCCAGAATCGAATACCATGTAAGAAGAACTTGGAAGTTGCTTCATGAAGTCTACGATGTTATTCGTAATTGTAGTTGTATTAGTTTGACCAACCACGTTACCTCTACGAGGTGAAACGAATACCATGCAGTCTCTACGCTCTTCAACGATGTTGACTAGAGAACTAATCTTAGCAATTGCACCTGAATCATCTGTTCCAGCAGGACCAGTTAATAGGAAGTCAATTGTTTGTGACTCAGGATCTTCAACTAATGTATATGCACCAGCAACGTCTGTATTTGTTATAGTGTAGTTACCACCACTTATAGCATAGTCAGCACCACCTGCTAGTCTGTAGTAGTTAGTTGCATTGTTCTTAGTACCAAGAGTTTGGTTAGCAGCAGGATAGTCAACTGTTCCAGCAGAAGACTGTAGTAGGTTAAACTGTCTTCCATCAGCAGTTTGTCCCCAGATACCATCACCAGCAACAGCAGTTGCAGAATAAGTAGTTCCTTCGTGCTCACCCCAGTAGATATACTGTGAACGTTGCTTAAGAACATCAACGTAGTAGTTTGTTTCTCCAACAGAAGTCTTAGCATCAGATGCTTTTGAAAGACCAATGTAACGCTCAAGTAGAGCACCAACTGTTCCTGTGATCTTACCGTCAATGTCAACTACAAGGATATGTAATTCGTCACGGTGTCCACCTACACTGTTTGTATAGAGTGAAGTTTCTGGTCTTGGAGCAACGTTGATCCACTTAACACCAGGTAGATACTCACGCTCTGCATACTCAGTACGGATAGTTGTAACTGTTACGTTAGTAGAGTTAGTATCAGCAACGACATCAGAAGCAGCAAAGTCAATACTACCTTTGTTCTTAACGATATAAAGTTTACGCTCAATACCTACGTTAATTGCAGCAGTGTTTGTTCCCTGTGTAATTACTTGGTTATCTATGAGGATACCTGTAACACCACCAGAAGGTAGACCGATTTCTAATTTCTTATTAACTGCGTCATATGCAAGGACGTTAACAGATTCCTGAGAACCACCAATGTTAATTGTGGTAGCAACTCCTTCAGCAAATTCACCAACGATGGTGTCAATGTCAAGAACGATTGAATAACTATAAACTTTACCAGCAGCACCAGAAGCAGCAGTTACAGCAGCGTTAGCAACAAACTCATGCTCGTTACCTGAACCAGGTGCAGGAAGAACAGCGATATGATCAGCACCAGCGTCAGTTACGAATATACCAATTGAGTTACCTTTGCTTCCAGCAGTCTTGGCAGCCCATGTCCAACTGTTATTAGCAGGTTCGTAGGTTGTTTCGTAGTTTTGGAAATTCTTAATTAAAGGAGCAGTTCCAGTATTAACAGCGTTCTTCAGTGCGTCAGAATTTACACGGATGGTTTTTAGAAGTCCACCGTAAGATAAAAATTGTGATGCTGTAAACCAGTACTCGTAGTTTGCATCGTTTGGTTCACCAAATGTTTCGGCAAGTGCTCTCTCAGAAGCGATCTCAACAATCTCTTCAACTGGACCTGACTCAAATGGTGCTGCTAAAACGCCTATGTTTGCAGAAGATACAGTAGAGATTGTTGTCAGATCTCTTTCCTGTACTACTACACCTGGCGATGATTGATTGGCTGCCATGTTTATATACTCCTAGAAAATGCTTTTCGCTTGTCTAAGATTATTTATATTTTTGAAACGTCACCTAAAGTCTACCATATGCTGAATATCTCCATATTCCGCGATCTCCCATCTCTCTCCTTGAACGTCTACGATAACATCATCTTCTAGGCCATCATTGACAAATCCGAATGGAGCCATATCTTGTTCTATAGAATCTCTTTGGTCTGCATAGATACGAGCTCGAACATCGTTATCATGCATCTCCTTAAAATATTCTTGCATTGCCATCCACGCAAAAATAACTAAACACATAGCAAGGTCATCATGACACCCATCTTCTGCTTGGAAACTATTTCCTTTCTGAATGAATGTAGTTAGTTCTGCGATAGTATCATAATCATTAATGAGTAATTTATCATCTTCTATTAATGCCTTAAGGTTAGAACATCCCACCTGTTTAACAGCAGTACTCATCTTTACACCAAGTTGTGTTTTCTTACCTGAGAATCCCTGTCCTAATTGTTGACCTGCTCTTCCCCTCATAGCAACCATTAATAAATTTTCATATTCCAAATCATATTGAATGATGTCTGCTACTTGTCCACCAATATCATTTACTTCACATAGAATGTATGCATTATTATAATTCTTTGCAACATCAACAACTATATTGGGTAAGATAATAGGTTTGATCTGATTATTTTTATACCTTGCTACTAACTTATATGGTAACGTAGTTGTGTCTAGGACGCAAAATGCAGAATAATCTCCACCAATGCCACGAGATACATCAACTGTAAGTATATAATTGTGTTCCTCAATCGCTTGCTCATAAACTGCTAAACCTCTATTCTGTATAATTGGATCATTGTAAGGCATCACCCTTAATTTACTAGGACTGATTAATGTATCAACAGATCCTAAGAACTCACATTCAAACTCAACTCTGAACTGTGCTTCTGAAGTGTTCTCAATGGTTTGTTGTTTCCACTTAGCATCTCTACCAGGTACTTGAGACCAATGAACTTCAGTTGCAACGTAGTTATTTGAATTTCTTTCAGCATCATGCCACAGTTTATAAAACTGATTCATCCCATGTGGTGTAGATATGATAATAACTTTTGTTGATTTACCAGAAGATATAGTAGGATAGACACTAGCAAAAAACTGTTCAGCAATATGATTCGGAACAAACGCGAATTCGTCCAGAAATATAATGTTAAAGGACATACCGCGAACAGCACTAGCACTAGTACTTGAAGCGAGGATCTTACTTCCGTTCTCCAACTCCAAGCTTCCTTTGTTCCACCCCACGATACCTTGTTGCATCCATTTAGGAAGATTCTCG